AAATTAAAAGAAGACGAGAAAGAATTAAATAATACAACTATTACAGAAGCTGAAGATAATTTAAGAAAAAAGAATGAAGAATTAGAAAATTACAAAAGCCATTTAACAAAATCGAAAGATGAAAAAGATGCTGCTGAAAACGCATTAAACGAAAAAACAAAAGCCAATGAGAAAATTAAAAAATATATAGAAGATAAAAACGCACAACTCACACAAGCACAAACAGATTTAGATGAACTACAAACAAAAATAAATGAACCAGATTCAGATTATAAAAAAAAAATAGAACAAATTGAAGAAATAGAAAAAGAGCAAACAACATATGGCACTATTATAAATCAATTTAAAATCACAGAAAACGATTTGAAAAGTAATCAATATATTACAAATTTTAAAGACGCAAAAGATAAAATTAAAAATATTTTTAAACCAATAGAAGAATCAAAAACAAAATCTTATATTGATACAATAAATAGTATAAAAAAAATATTTATAGGTTACATCGTTGAAATAAATAAAAGAAAACAATCAGAAAAACGACGAGATGATTTTATTGAAGCATTAAATATATTAATTAAAGGATTTGATAAAGAAAATTTTGGAAAAGAAATAGTGAACAATATTACGTCATATGAACAAGCAATTATAAATGATCAAGAATTAAAACAAGAAGAAAAAGATGAAATTATTAAATTAATTAATTCAGTAAAAACGAGTAAAAATTATTCTATGAATAATTTAGATGTATTAAATACTAAAGTAAAAAAAGTTGCTAAATCATATACTGATTTATTAGTGAAAGAAGAAAATGTAAAAAAAGAGAAAGAAGCAAAAAAAGCTCAAGACAAAATGGATAGAGAAAGCAAGGCTGAAGAAATAAAAAGAATGAAAGAAATGGGTATTACTCCAGGTTCAATGAAATTAATGAATGAACGTGGTGATATTGTAAAAATAGAAGTTACATATGGTGATCAAACAGTAAAAACATATGAAGATAGTGAATTATTTAATATGGCAAAAAGTTTGTTTACAGGTAATTTAGATTTTTTCTCAAATGCTCGTTCATCAATTGTTCAAGATTTTGAGATAGATTTGTTAAATCATGAAAATATAAATGGAAAAATAGGAGAATTACAAAAACAAATAGAAGCAATCCAAAGTCAAATAGAAAAATTACGTGAAAAACAAAAAATTCTTCAAGAAACAGGAACTATTGACAAACAACAAGAAGAATTATTAAAACGCAGACGTGAACTAGAAAAAAAACAACATAATTTAAGTGTAAGTGGTGGTAAAAAATTTAAAAATAAAACACAACGAAAAAAAAGAAAGGCAAAAAATAAAACACAACGAAAAAAAAGAAAAGACAAAAAATAAAACACAATGAAAGAAAAAAGAAACAAATAAAGAAATAAAATATTTTTTTAAATATTTAAAATGATATTTTATATACTGGTTTTTTTTATACTAGTTTTTACGTTTACGAGTTTGTTTATTTTTTGTTGGTTTAACATATTTTTTCATCTTACTAGTTCTCTTAGGAAATTTGCGAAATTGTTGATTTTTTTTACAAGTAAAACCATGAATACCTACTTTTTTTTTATGGAGAACAGAATCTTTACATATACCAATACTTCTATCTTCATTTTTGTCTCCAGTACTTTTTTTAACTTTTTTAATACAACGACATAACTTATCTACTAATATTTTTTCTGCATTATTTTTTAAATCTTTTGTTGAACGAGGAATAGGTTTATTGTAAAATTGTAATACTTTTTTATAATCTGTTTTACTTAAAAAAGTCATAATAGTTATGCTTCTATATTATTAGATTATATAAAAATAAAAATTTAATGTTTATTTCTTTGTTTTCTTCGCAAACGTTTTAATCGACGTTGACGTTTTTTCTTCCATTTATCTCTCATCGTTTTATATTATATATTCGAAAAATATTTTTAAGTTAAAATAAAGAAAAAAAAAAGAAAATGTAGTAAAATGATTATAACAAAATTTCAGAGAAAACCAATAATAAATATATCGAACAGAAGTTCATTCAAATCAACACGTTTGTATATGATAGAAAATGATAATAGTAATGAAATGAAAGAAGCTTTACGTAAATTCAATGGAATATTACCAGGATTAGAATTATCTATACCGTTATATTTTTTTGAAAAGATATTTACTACTTTACATTACGGTGAAATAGTGAATATAGATAATATATTCTTTTTAGAAGTTTTACTGGGTTATTTAACATATGGTACAGATCGTTTTTTAGATGCGTTAGCATATGAAAGAAATAGTAAATTAGAAATAAATCTTGCAAAGAAAAAATTATACAATGAAATATTAGATAATAAAGAATTTATATTTGGTACGTTAGGTATATCTTACATAATAACCTTTATAATGTTATCACAAACTGAAGAAACTACTATATTTATCCCTTTATTAACATTAAATTTATTTTATACAAGATTCAAATCCAAATTAGGATTAGGAAAATCAGCTTTTATAGGTACAATGTGGTTACTAGCATGTGTAGTGTTACCATGTGTTATACATGATCATAATTATAGTATATTAAATGATATACAAGTTTGTTTATCACCATTATTAACTTTAATGGGTACAAGTAATTATGCTGATATAGCAGATATTAAAGAGGATAAACAAAATAACGTAAAGACTATTCCTGTTGTATTTGGAAAAAAAGTAGCATTATATTTTACAATAATATGTTTACTAATATCAACAACATTAATAGTATATAATGAAAATAATCGAATATTATTATTTCAAAATTCATTTTTAGAAATGAGCAATATAGGTTTTGCCATTTATTCTTTACAATTGATTAATAATGATAATAATAATGATGATAATAATAATTTATGAAATTACAATGTAATAACATTTATTTAAAAATGTTTTAAATAGAAATAATGTATTATTAATAATGAATAATGAGCAATGAATTAGTAATATCAAAAAAAGGTAGCGACATGATATATTATTGTAGTTATTTTCAATTAATAGTATGTTATTTTGCATTATACTATAAAGTTTATGTATGTTCTTTAATAACAATAATAACATTTTATACATCTATTAATTATTGGAAGAATCCTATACAAAACAGTAATCGAAGAATAATAGATATTTTATGTGTATTTATTGGAATATTGTATCATGGATACATTATAAAAGACTATGATTTTTCAAAAAAATATTATACTTTAATAGGTATTGGATCTTTGTTATATCCTCTAGGATTTTGTTTTAATAAAAAAAATATATATATTATAGCAATAAATCATTGTATGTTACAATTGTTAGCTGATATAATAGCTATAAATATATATAAAAATATATATTATCAAGAAAAATAATTAAATATGTAGATTAAATAAATTATTAATTTTAAAATATTAAATTAATAATTTGTCAAATTAAAATTTATGAACATTGAATTTAATATTATTAGTGTTTGCTTTATTAAATTTTTTAAAAGAAATATTATCTTTATATGATGAAAATTTAACAATAGATGAACAAAAATCGTAATAATTGTGAATAATTTTAGAATTACGATCGTGATAACCAGGACTTAGTGAATTATGCATAATATTACTCCATTTTTCGTCCAATAAATCACAATGCCCATAATCTTTAATATTAAAAATTAATTTTTTTATGGGTGGTTTTAATGTATTAATATTTTTTGTTATAACATTTTTACGTAATTCTATAATTTGGTCTTGGTCTTGGACGTTAGCACTATTACTGTCTTCATAAACATTATTATCTTCATCATATTCATAATATTCTTCTTCATCATAATTAGTGTTAAATATACTTGAAAAATCAAAATCATTTTTATTTAAATCAAAAGCAGGAATAAAAGGAATACGAAATGGATTAAAAGTCCATTTATAAGATTTTTCAGCTTTTACAATAATAAATTTATTTAATTCAGGTATTATAAATTTATTGTCATTTTTATTAAAAAAATAATTCATAATTAGTTGATTTCTGTTATTTTTAATCATACGATCATCAACAGGATCAAATAAAATAACATTGTCAATATTGCTTGTTTTTTGTAAAAATTCTAAAGCAGTACAGCAACCTGATGAATGACCAACTAAACCAATATTATTGTGTTTTTTCTTTAAAACTGTAGTTAGTTCTTTTTGATTATGTAAATCATTGTTATAAACGTAACATGTTATATTATTTGAAGCAATACAAGATAAGAAAGAATTATAAATTTCATATGGCATATTTGCTGATGCACCAGAAAAAAACAAAATACAATCATTCGTATTTTCTTCATAAAAAGGTTCAATTGTTTTTAATTTTCCAATATTTTTAAAATTACGATAGCTATTTTTAATTGGAATATTTTGTACTAAACCATAACTGTATATTGTATTAAAAAAGATTACAAAAAGAAAAAAATGAATAAACATATAATAATAATCAATTAAAGTGTTTAAATAGATTTGATAAAATATATTTACAATGACCTTTAAATTCAGTTTATTAAAATTTGTTTATCGCTCTTTTTTAACAGGTTTTCCATTAATAACATATAATCCTTTTAATAATAATCCATTTCATACAGATTTTACAGTTAAAAAATTTAGTACATATGTAAATTATGAATTGACACCAGAACAAACAATATATATTAATAATTATTTGAAAAATAACACGGAAAATTTATACTTAGATAAAATACGATTACATGAAAAAGAAGAAAAGAAACATTATTTAAGTATAAATATATATAATTGTACAAGTCCATTATTTGATTTTATAAGTTCACATGATGAAATAACACGATGTGAAATAAACACATATGTAAAAAATGACAAAAATGAAACAGGTACATTAATAACAGATTATACTTCAAACATGTTATCAATGGATCCAGTAAATGTATTTCGATATCCAAGAAAAACAATATTTAAAAAGCGGGATCAATATTTTATGTGTGAAGCAGAAAATAAAAATTTCAAATTTGGTTTATTATATGATCCAATAAAAAAACGTGATTTTGATATGGATGATGAATTACATATTTATAGTGATAAAATATTTTACAGAAATGGAATATATGATAAATTATATTATGATTCTACATTAACACACGCAAAAACATATACACCAAAATATCATATGTTATATTTTCGTTTTGGAGAATTACTTTTTGATAAGCCAAAAAGTATATTTTGTTTTGAAAATGATATTACATTTGCTGGTAGTATTTGGCATAATTTATTGTCAGATAAGTAATTATTTACATGTTTGGACATTTAAAATATCAACTTTATTGTAGGTATATTTTGATATCTTCGCTCTTATGTTTAGATATATATTATTTAATTATTTATAAAAAAAATTGAATAGTTTTTTATAAATAAAATACTTATCATAACACAATATAGAGAAATGGAAGCTACAAATAAAAATGATTATAATGAAACTAAAATTAAACTAAGAGACTTGTTAGATAGTTCTCGGTCAAATAAAATACACACAGAAACTATAATGGCACTACCAACATTAAAAGATGCTCATATTTATTGTAAATGTAATAATTTATCAGGTCAATTTACAGGTCCAGTATTGGAAAAATATATAAAAATAAAATATAATATGACAAAAAACAATGCATCCTCTTGTAATGGAGATTTAAAATGTAATGAAACAAATGTTGAAATAAAAGCATCTAACGGAGGAAAGGAAAATAATAAATTTAATTTCGTCCAAATAAGAATGAATCATAATTGTGAATATATATTGACAGCATATTATCTTGATTATACAAACTTGGAAAATTTAGGTGAGTTATATATTTTCAAATTAAATAAAGAAAATATAAAACCACTTATAGTAAAATATGGTGGTTATGCACACGGAACAATTGGAGAACTTGGAGAAATAAAATATGAAGATTTAAATGATGCTACCAATCCAAAAGAATATGCGCTTCGTCCAAAATATGGCGATAAATGCTGGATTGAATTATTAAATTTTAGAGTTGATGAAATCACTATATAATCTTACAAGTTCACCTCGTCCCATTGAATTTTGTCTTGCAGTATTTAAACTAACGGAATAGTCTAATTGATTAAATCTATTTATTAATTCTTCTTTGTTTATATTGCTTTTGATCCAATGCCAACTTTTTGGTCTTAACTCATTTAACTTTATTTTTTCTATTTCACCAATTTTACCACCATAAGCTCTCATAGCAAAATCTGCTCCATTTGGTGGTGTAGGTTGTCCATATTTATCAATGGGTCCAAACGATAAGAATTTCCAATCTTCATGTTTTGTTGGTAAATTAACAAAAGGTCTTTCAAAATCTTTTTTTTCCCATATTTGAAAACAACATTTTACCATCATTTTAGGAGTAAAACAACAAGGTTTAGTTGAAACATCCTCATCATAAATTAAATGAAACATTTTATTCAGTTTATTTTGAACACTTGGTCGTCTAAAAGTTCTTGGAATAATAAACGCAATTACATTACACCAATTAGAAGAATGATTAAAGAATTTAATTGCTTGTGAGCTTATTTTTCCAAAAGGAGGATTACCAATAACCAATATATTATTTTTATGTATTGGAGGTTGATAATCAAAGAAATCCATTTTCACAATATTTTCACTTTCAGGAGATATATCTATTCCAACTTTGTTTTCAAATTCTAATTGATTGAAGAAACTACCATCACCAGCACTGGGTTCAACAATTAAATCAAAATTATATTTATCATATAATTCAAATACTTTATTAATACATTTTTTTGAATAACTTGGTATAGTATAAAATTTATCCAATCCTTCTTCACGAACTACTTTTGCATTTTTAGTTTCAATATTTTCAATTTTACTGCTTACTGTGTTTTCAAGTTTAGTTGGTTCTATAATTGTATCATCTTCCAAAATGTCAAATATAATATTATTTTTTATTTTTGAAATTTTTTCTTCAACTGCTTTATCAACAATTTCTTTTATTTTTAATTCATTTACGCAAGGATTTTTCTTGTTTAGATGAGTTGTGTAATGTCCCTTTTGTTTAAACTCTTTACCGCACTTTTCACAAGTATATTTGCTCATAGTATGTTTTATATTACTATTATTTTTCTAAATCAATTTTAAATTTAACTATTTTTAACCAAAATAAGTTATACATAAGTAATTAGTAAATATATAAATGGAAAACAAAGAAAAAGCAAGAATGAGACATACAAAAAACTTAAGATAATAATTTATAATATATATAAATAATATCAATGATTCGAATTTTATTAATATTATTTTTCATAAACCAAATTAACAGTTATGTATTTCATCCATTTCATATTATAAATAAAATATTATGTAAAAAAAATGATTTTTATGTAGTAAAAGATGAAACAGTCAAAGAAGTATTAAAATTCAATGATTATATATTAAATCATATACCAAAAGAAATAAATTATAATATATTTAAAAAAATGACTGAAATGTTACCTGAGTTACATAGATCAGGTGATGGTATATTACAACAAAACGATAAGTTAATAAATCAAATATTAGAATTAGATAATTTAAATCCTGAATTAAAGAAAAAAATGATAAAAATATTATTATTTTTAACAGTAGAAGGAGATCATTTTGCCTCAAATCTATTAGAAGTTTATAAGCGTTTAGTTGATCACATGATGTAAACTTAAACTATTTATGAAATCATATTAATTCGAACTTTTTGTTTAAAATTTTCGGCATCTTTAAATTTATAAATATTGAAATAGCATATTTGATGATTATTTCGTTCAATACAAGAAGTAATTTTTGAAACCATTTTAAGATCAGGTAAATAAACCATATATTGTATTAGACCATCATTTCTTATAACTTTATCAAATACAAACCCGCGATAATTTCGAGTTTCTATTTGAGGATTTTTAAATATAATATCAAGTAAGTTACATTGCGTTTGAACTTTACGAATAGCTCTCATTGTAATATTGATATATTCTAATTGGTCAATCCATTTATTCAAGAAATGATGTGCTTTTTCATTAAATACATATAAATATTCGTTTTCTTGAATTTGAATTAAATTTAATAAATCAATTAAACGTCTTATTGGTGATGTAATATGTGAATAAGCATCTAATTTCAAAATCATATGTGTATTATCTTTATCTTGTTTTGTATATTCACCCGCGTTTGCTCTCCACACTTGCATAAATTTTAATATATCTTCGTCCAATGTATCAGGTAATTTAATATTTTCATTAATAGTGGATGATCTAAAAATGCCATTTTTTCTTTTTTTAAATGACATGGCTGCAAAATGATTTGTTAATATCATTAAATAAGTAATTAAATCATTGCTATTTTTAACATTAGGCAAGTAGTTGTTTTTTTGACACATTAATTTAGCACATTCAAGAGTAATATTGTAATTTTTATTTTCAATAAGTTTTTTTTCTTCATAAACATAATTTTCACTAACACTAATAATACTATTATAATATTCGTTTTCAATAATTTCACCTTCATTATTGATGGTTAAATCAAGTACAAAAGCAAATCGATTTTGATTTTTCTGTAAACTACATAAACAATCTGATAATATTGTTGGTAACATGGGTCGTTTTCTATCAGGTAAATAAATCGTAGAAATTCTATTTGAAAATGATTCCCATAAATTGAGTGTATCCATCCATAAAGTTACATTTGAAATATAAATACATATGTTATAACATCCTGATATATTTTTTTCACAATAAATAGCATCATCAAAATCCTGTGTATTTTTTCCATCAATCGTATAAATGGTTCGATTGCGTTGGTCACGTATGTAAGGATTTTCTTTTAAAATTTCTTCTACATATTCATCAAAAGTTCTTTCTTTAATTTTTTTTAGTGCAGTTTTTGTGAAATTTTGAATAGAAGAATTCAAACTCTTACAATATAATTGATACTCATAAAAATTTTCTAATTTATCTACATCACCAATAGTATGAACTAATTCCCCATATGGATGTTTATCATCCCAATGTTTGTATTTAAAATTGACATATTTATTTTTAAAATATTTTGTAAAAGTTTTTCCTTGTATTTCATAAGGTACAAGAAAAGTGGGTAAACGTTTATCATCAGGAATACATTTATATAAATATTTATTTTTAACACGACCATAAGTTTTATTTCCTTCACAAATTAAAATACCTTGAATATGTGATACATTACGAATACTTGAATTAACAATTTTACATTTATTATCATTAAACTCAATAATATCTCCATTAAATAATTTTTCATCAAACGGCACGATGTCAATTATTTCAGGCGATTCTTGCAATGTATCGTAATTGATAATTTTAAAATCATACGTATTACCTTTTTCAATAGTAATTTTAAACAACATTTTATAGTGATTATATTATTAATATAAGTACTATAAAAATAACTATATATCAATTTTATTATTAATTATCATTAATTATTTTCATGATTAATTGTTTCGACATTATTAGTTTGCAAATTAGAAATAGTGTCCGTTTCCGGATTAGGAGGAATAGTTTCAGTAGGAGGAATAGTTTCAGTAGGAGGAATAGTCTTAGTATTATTTTTATCTACTATAACTTGACTATCATTAAAATTAATGTTATTAATATCAAAGTTTAAAAATTTTCTTTTTAAATATTCTGGCATATAAATTAAATTATTCATAAATGTAACATAATTATATTGAATTAAAACACCGTTATTATTAAATTTACAAGCGCAATACCAATAAGCTGGTATAAATAAACAATCACCTGGTTTTAATGTAAAATCAATTATTTTAATTTTTTTCCATTCTTTGTGATTATTCATTTTATTGTCGTCAAAAACAGGTATATCTACATTATAATGATATCCACATTGATTTTCGTCAAATATATAATCATATTTAAAAGAAATAAGTTTAACATTAATTTCGCCATCTACACAATGTAAAAAATTGCGAAAGCAAAGTGTCTTTGTTAATTTAGTATGACTATTATTTTTTCCTAAAATAATGTCATAATTAAACCAGTTTGTGTAATTAGGTCTTAAATAACTATCGTTTTTATATAATGTATCATATATTTCACTATCTTTTAAAAATGTTTCATTATTTTGAGAAATATTATTTTGATAGTTATTTGAAGGATCAAAAAAATTAGATATATTTATAGTTTTATCAAGAACATTAATTTCATACTTGTTAAAATAATTAGAAATATTTTGTACATTTAATTTTTCTTCTTCAGGATTTACACCATAATTATATATAAATGGCTGTCTAATATCACACATATTTTCAAATTGTTTTTTACTTAACGTTTCCAAATAACTAATTTCATTTGTATGATTTTTTTTTAAATGAAAAATAATATGTAAATATAGCAATAAAACTATAAAAAATATTATAAGAGCGTATAAATAATCAAACATATATTTTATTAGTAATCAATAATATTGTTTTTAACTTAAAATAATTCTATTTTAAATGCATAAAATATATGTATAAAGTATGATATATACATTTTTTGATTCTAATCATGGCTATAATTGTAATGTACGTTTAGGTAAAATTTATTCGTTGACATCAAGAGACACTTTACGTTACTTATTAGAAGTACATAGAGATATAATAGATAAAAGTATGTGGATTAAAATATTTATAAAAAAAGTAAAATCATACTACAAAAAAGTAATAATAAGTAAAAAAATAAAGCCAAGACATATTCATTTAGTATTATTAGGTATTTTAACTTGGAATCAAGTATTTTTTGTAATAGAACATAATATTGATGTTAATAATGATATTATATATCCTCGTCATTATCAATACTTGGCGCTAAATAAATCTTAAAACTACAATTATCATCAATAAGATATTTTAATTCAAGTGGATATTCTTTACTTTGTTGAATTTCAATTAATTTACATACTTTATTAAATTGTGACATTTTTTGTAAAAATTTCAAGTTAAATGAATTGCTAAAATCTAAATCTTCTGTTATTTGATATTCCTCAATAACATCTTGATCAATTTTGACTTCCATGTCAGTTTCAGTACCTTTGGAAGATAATATAATATTTTCATTTGAAAATTTGAAAGAAATAGTACTATAATCAAATAATGCAAAACTATCTATAATATTTTTGTAATCTTTGTAATCAATACTAAATGTTACATCGTAATCTTGTTCAGGAATTCCCAAAGTTTCAGTATCAATGTCTATTAGAGGTAATTGAAAATATTTTTCGTAATTATTTTTATCATTTTCTTGGTTTAAAAAGTCTATATTTAATTTATCATTGTTATCTTCATCTTGATATAATTTTAAATATTGGTTTTCATTTTTAACACTTAAGATTTTCGACAATATATTTGTATTAATACCAAATGATGAGGTAGAATCAACATTATATTCATCAAACCATTCTTTATCCATAATTAATTCAAACACAATAATATGTGAAGAATCCATTCCTTGTAAATATAATTGTTCATTATTGAAAGTTAATACAAAAGAATCAGTGAAAATTTTTAATTTCTTAAAAATTTCAACAAATACATTACTTTTATCAATATTTTTAATAGTTACTTCCATGTTTATTTGATAGTTAACTATATTTTTATATAATTAAATCAATTTTATATAAAAATAATTATTTATTTAAAAATCATTCATTTAAGAATTCCAAAATATTATTAATATGTTCTTTTTCATGTTCTGTAAAATTATGATCATATTCAATATTTAAATTTTCCAATAATGGTTTATTTTGAGTTATATTGTGTAAATCTTTCATAATATTTTTGATAGAATTATTTGTTTCATTTTTTTTTAACATATTTTTTATTTCTAATACTTCATGATAAATATCTAATGTATATTTTTTAAATTTATCGAAATCATTATTAATTTTAACAACACATTCAGTATTTTTAATATTAAATTGTTCATTTTCTTGTTTTAAATTATTTAATAAAAGATCCATTTTAATTTCTAAATCATTCATTTTATTTTTCATAATAATGACATGATTATTATTATTTATATTATTAAATATTGTATTTAGTTCGTTAATTTTAATGTCTAATTCATTGGTTTTTTTATTTAACAATGATAAAGATTGAGTTAATCCTATATTATTATTGATGTTGTTTTTATCATTAGATAGTAATAATGTATTATTATTATTATTATTATTATTATTTTTCTTTTCCTTTGACTTATTTAATATAAATTCTTTTTGAAACATTTTAATTTATATAATTATATTTTTTTTATCATTATATCGTATATAATGTATAAACAAATAAGTCAAAATATAAAAAAAATTTTTTTTAATCCTAAAATTATATATTTATTAATATTATCTAGTATTTATACTATAATTTATTTTTTATTAGATGATTCAAATTTTAGCGGTGTTAATAAAGTGCAAGAAACAATTAAAGATGAATTATTAAAAAAAGAAGTTGATAAAAAGGTAGCAATTAATAATATCGATAATTTTGCGAATAAAGAAAAAAGTAGTCCTTTGAATGATATTAAAAAAGAAATTAAAAAAGATATAGCAATTGATAAAAAAGCTTTAGATGTTAAAAAAGATGTAAAAGAACAAGAATTAGATCCTGAACAAATAGAACCAACAATGGGTCAACAATTATTTAATCGATTTTATTTTTCAATTACAACTGGTTGTTTGGTGGGATATGGTGATATATATCCTATTACAAATCTATCTAAATTTTTAACTTTAACACAATCATTACTGACATTATCGTTAATATTGTCTTAATCAAATAATTATATAATAATTAATTTTTATTAAATTAATATATAATGAAAGAAAATCTATTAAAAAAACAAATAATAATGTTTATTGTAATGGTAATAATAGGGATGTCATTTAATCCTATGAATATATTAGCATATCGATTTAATGATTTATATTTATCATTAACATTATTTTATGGTGGATTATTAATGGCATCTAATATGATATGGGCACATGAGATTGTTCATTATTTATATATGGGGCATTTTAATATATATGTATTTTTAATAGGTATTATATTATCAATCGCAATTTCTATAATGTTATTACGTGAACAATTATATGTAAATGACGAACAATGGTTAAAAAGGATGATTAGTCATCATTCAACTGCACTGACAACATCACATAATATTTATAATAAAACAAATAATACAAATTTAAAAAAATTAGCAAAAGATATTATTGATACACAAGAAAAGGAAATCCAAATAATGAAATCAATGATATAAAAAACAAAAGTAAAACAAAAGTAAAACAAAAGTAAAATAATTAAATAACATACATTGATAATTAATTATGAACTAATTTAAAGACATAGGACTAATATAAGTTATAATGGAAGTAGCTTCAGAAAGTCACGTTGCTCTTAAAAAGGATTACGATACATCAGTATCATATATGGGTTGTGTTAAATGGTTCAGTAGCACAAAAGGTTTTGGATATGTCACAGTAAAAGAAGGTCCTCTTGCTGAAGAAGACATTTTTACACATCATTCAGTTATTAACTTGGAGGAAAACAAATATAAATTTTTAGTTCCAGGTGAATACGTACATATCCAAGTAATGGATTGTAAAAAAGAAGGTCATTTGTATCAAGCTGCACAAGTAAAAGCACCATGTGAAAATGGTAAACTTATGTGTGAAGTAAGAGCAAGTAAACCACGTGTAAATAAAGGTTATAGAAATGATGAGAATCAAGAATAAATAATTAATTAAAAAGATATTAAATATAATATAATTATTATATCTAATATGAGTGAGCTTTATGAAGAAATGTCTTCAAATGAAGAAGAGTATACATTATGTAAAAATATGGATTGTGAAAGATTTCCTCCAGATTGGGATGAAAAGGAAGATACAATAGATAATTATCAAGAAGATCAATGGAAAAAATGTAGTATATGTGTTGGATATTATAACGATGATGGTTTATGTGATATTTTATTTATAGAAGAAGAGCCAAATAATTATAATCATTCTTGTGATTTATGTGGAAAAACAAAAAATATAGTTCAAATGAAAGATACAGGTCAATATATTTGTGGTAATGCTTGTGATGAAAGTGATTGTGATAGTGATTGTGATTGTGATAGTAATAGAAGTAAAATGTAATTAAATAAATAATTAAATATATAAATAATTAAATATATAATTAATTATATATTTAATATTATTATAAATGCTAACTCATAAGCAAAAATGGAGAAGAATTAAAAATATAAAATATTTAAATTATATTGATTGTGATGTTGTTTTTGTTAACATAAAAATAAAGAAAGTAAGATTTAAAGAAGAAAACGAAATTATTTATATTGAAAACATTAATAACATAAATAATGATAACATATAACAGCTTATTTTTTATCACTATCGTCATATGTATATTTTCTGGTATAGTATTTTAACGGTACATTAGGATCTAAATATAGATTTTTAGTTTCACCTGGTACATCTGAGTTTCTTGAAGATTTCGCATTTTCTATACCAGTAGATTGATTAAAATTACTAAAAATAAGTGTATTATTTACTCTTGGTAAATTCAAAGTGTTAGGATTTGTTGTATTTGAATCACTGTTACCACTTTGACTTGAAAAAGCAATACCTCTACATATATTACTACCCTTTAACATTTTAATGAAATTATTTTTATTGGTGTTTTCAAAAGCATTTTTATTATATTTCAATGTTTCAGCTTTTCGACGCATATTATATTCTTCAAAAGAGAAACTATAATCGTGAGGTGTATTTTCATATCTTTCCCAAGTTCTTACTGGTTTAGAAAAAGAATTAATATTACATATTGTTACACCAACACCTAATAATGCTTCTGCTGTAATTGCTGATGATTGAACAGCTGTCAAGGCATCAGTACTATATCCTCCTTCTAAAATTTCATTAACAGTATAATTATCTGCAAGTGTGCTGTTTAATTCAAAACCAGCATTAAAATAATCTGTCATAGTAAAACCAGCAGATTTAAGTACTGGTATAGTATAACCTTCATTATATAATTCAGTTAATGTATAATAATTTTTCAAGTCATTTACATTTAAACTATAAAATGACTGAGGATTAAAACCTAAAACATCACCACTATATCCTGTTAAATCACTAATAACAGATTTAAAACTAGGAATTGGCGTTTTTAATTCCAATAATTCTTCTTTGGAATAAAATGAAAATGTAGTACCTCCAATAAAACCAGAAGCACGAGATATTTCAATAATATTATATCCTCCGTTATACAAATCACTTGCTGTAAAACCAGTAATTAATAATAGATCTCGTAATAGTGTATTATTATCATTAGCTTCACCATTTTGTCCACTTTCACCAGTCAACTTAATATAGCTAACATCAACTTTAATAGGTGTAAAGAAATTATCCATTGTTATTTTATTGAACCCTGTTGGATTGTTATTTTCATCTAATGATATTGCTCCCAAATCTCTATAATCATATACAGTTATTAAATCTTGTATAGTAAAAGTAAAAGAATTTTGAGAATTAAATATTTGTACAAAATTTGATGCACTATAACCAGCATTTGCTACATCAACAATGGAATATAATTCACCACTTGAATCACGTAATATATTATTTATAGGATAGTTTGTTGCGTATAAACCAGAAGCTGGTATATTATCTTCGTATAATTCACGACTTGTAAAAGATGTTAAATCAAATTGTTCAGGTAAATATCCATCATTTATAAGTGTTGTATAAGAATAACCTTTTAATAAGTCAATTAAATTATCATCAGTATAATTAAATCTTAAATCGTAAGAATTATATCCAGCAATACCCAATTCTTCAATATTATCAGTAGTTAATAAACCAGAATTACTTAAATCTTGTATAGAATATCCAGAATTAAAAACTTCTTGTAATGGATAATTAGAAGGTACAAAATAACTGGGTGAATATATACCACTGTCTTTTAATTCAATAATAGTAAAATTAGCATCATAATACTGATTAATAGGGAATTGTGATAATATAATATCATTACGATTATAATAATTTAACAAATTTGAAACATTATAAGGAGAATTTATATAATTATATGAACTTGCAGGTATATTAATACTTAATAATTCATCAATAGTAAATGAAGCATCAATAATAGATTGGTCACTATAAATATTTGAAATATCAAATACACTATAATTACCGATTAAATGTAAATCAAGAGCACTATAATTGTCATCTTTATAACTTGAAACAGTGAAACCAGCATTAATAATATCATTTTTAGAATATATATTTCTAAGTTGGCTAATATTATAATTAGAATTTTGAGCAATATAAGAAGCATCTATGTTATTATTACTTAATTCAATAACACTGTAACCACCATTTACTATATCTTCAATTGTATATTTTGAATTACTTAAATCAGTAGTATATCTTACACTACTGATATCATAATTGCCAAGTTGTCTTAATTCAAAAACACTATAATTAGATTCATAATAATTATTTATAGGAAACTCTGCTAAAATTATTTCACTTTTTGTATAAGCTTCTTCTAATTGTATTAAACTATAATTATTACTTACTTTAAAATCTTCTGCTTGAAAACCAACATTACTTAAATCTATAACACTATATGAACCATCCAAAATTTGACTAATTGAATAACTTGTATCTATTAACAATGATACATCTTTATTACCAATTAAGTGTAAATCAATTGTTGGTATTTTGGAATTATAAAAAGTATTTATTGGGAAATTTCTCTGTAATACATATGAAATATCATTAGCAATATGTAAATTACTGCTAAAATCAATTCTATTAATTGATAATGAAATATCTTGACTTACTAATAATGAAGAAGCATCCATAGAATTAATATTGTGACCATAATATGGATATAAATCAATAATTTTATATGGACTATTAGGAAACAAATTATCAAAATATATACTTATCCATGATTCATTATAACCACCATGATATAATTCTTCAATAGTATAACCACCATTCAAAATATTATTATAACTAAAATATTGTTGATTATTAAAAATATATTCAGCAGAAATATTACCTATAGTATTAAATTCAAATACTGTAAATGAACCATCAACTGCAAGTTCTTGAAATGTATAATTAGTATCGTTTAATAATAAAGATATATCATATACCAATTTTACATCTGATAAATCATAACCAAAGAAACTTTCAGCAAATATATTGGGATGAAAAGAAGCATCATAAAATTCATTAATAGTATATCCAGCATCTAAAATATTACCAACTGTATATTTTTGTAATGGTGCAGGATTATCGCAAACATCAATAAGATTAGATATATGATTAGATATATAATTTTGATCAACAAAAAAAGTCAAATTTTTATTACCAATTGTTTTTAATTCACTTACACTATATTCATTACCAAAACCATCAGTCTGTCCTGTTAAAGATGGAGCGTTATAAAATTCATCAAGAGTAAAATTTGATTGTAATATCTGTGATTCATCATATGTAGATTGTACATTATTATCTAATGTATATTTTGGTATTAATTCATTTAATTCAAAATTAGCATTAGCTAATTCAATTACATCAAAAGAACCATCAATAATTTCTTGACGTGAATAAGAAACTTCAACTAATTCATTAATACTTACATCTCTATATACATTTATTTCAAATGCTGTAAAATTAGCGTTTTTATAATCTTGAATACTAAAAGAACCGTCAGATAATATTTCAGTTAATGGATAAATACCACAAACATCAAAAATTGTATAATTAGGATTTAAATAAAAATATTGCATTTGAAATGAAGCATCATATAATTCTTGTACTGTATAGGAAGCATTTAATATAGACAAACGTGAATAGCTTGAATCAACAATTTCAATCGCATTTCTATTGCCAGTAGTTTTTAAATCAACCGGAGAAAATGTGATTCCAAGATCATAATTATAATAATCATTTATAGAATAATTTCCTGTTAGAATTTGGTCTTTTGTATAACCACCATTAAATAGATCAACAATTCTATAATTTTGATTTAATTCATTTGATTGAAAACCTAAGCGTAAATAATCTTGTACATTAAATGAACCATCAATAATTTGTTGTCTCGAATATTTTGAATTCATAAAAAAATCAATTGTTTTACTTCCATTAAAATTAAGATCATATACAGTTAATCCATTTCCGTTTCCACCACTGGCGTCATAAAATTTATTAACATTATAATTTTCATTTTTAATAGATGTTGATGAAAAATAAGCAAACAACTGATCGATGGAAAAATCATCATTTAATTCAACCAGTTTAATATAATTGCTTGTATTTTGATAACCAATATTGTAAATTTCATTTAAATTGTATGTTGGATACAAATAATATGGATTATAATTATTATTATAAAATTCTACTAATTGAATAACAGGTGATATTTCAAGTAAAATAATAGGTATTGTAAGATTCGATGTTTCGGGATTTAATGTATTTAAACTTACATTGTTGTTATACATTGTTTGTAATGTAAATGCTTCTCTTAGATCTAATACACTATAAATCGGTATTAAATGTTGTATTTTATCTAATGTAATTTCACCACTATCTCTAATATCAAAGATTGAATAATTTAAGTTTTTTATATCATTTAAAATATTAGTATTAGGTAAAAAAAATAAAGCATCTTTTAATTTATAATTTGTTTCTGTAAAAATGTTTTCTAAAATATAACCACTGTTATATAAATCAAATAAACTATAACCTGCAATTTCAAGCGAACCAGCAGAAACATCAATACTCATATTAAAATTTAAAATTTCATTGTTATTTACATTTTTTATAAATTTTTGATTGTTTGTATCATATAAATAAATTGTATTACCTAAATTTTGTATATCAAAATTATTGATTGATGATGAATATACAATAACCGGATTATCGGTTATTGAATTTAATTTATTGTTATTAAAAGCACCTTGAGTATATTTATTTAATAATTTTGGCAATATTAAATTTGTAATATTATTATTAGCAAAAGTATTTTCTTTAACTTCTTTTAAATTTTTGCCTATAACAAGTGATGATAAATTAGAATTATTAAAAGCATCATGTCCTATTTTTTTTATATTTTTCAAATTAACATTTTCCAAAGGTGTATCTTTAAAAGCAAATTGTTCAATATGTTCAATATTTTCAAGATCAATATTTTTTAAAGCATAATTTTGTGAAAATGCTAACTCATCAATATAATTTATATTTTCGTGCATAACAACATTTGATAAATCACGACAGTCAAAAAAACACGCAAAATTAATTCTATTTATACTTAAAGGAATTGAAATATTTATTAAACTTGTCTCAGAAAAAGAAAATCTTTCAATAAGATTTATATTGTTATGTAAATTAATGCTGGTTAAATTACTTTTATAAAATCCTCCTGTTTTTATTTTTTTTATTGTACTTTCTAATGTAAATACGCCAGAAACAAAAGCTTTTCTTTTATATTGAAATTTACTTATTTCTGTTGGGTCTCTTACAATTATATTTGATGGAACATAATTATAATCATCACCATTATAATACAATGTTACGTCTTCGTATTGAGTATTATTTGTATTATCTATTGATGGTGAAACATTTAAATATACCCAACTACCTGGTGAACCATATGACATTATACTGGTTACTTCATATATAGTATTAGAATAACCACTAAATTTAAATCCCCAACCAATTAATTCATCCATATAACTGCTATCAGTAATAGAATAATTATTGCTTGTTATTTCATTTACTGAATTAACAAATGTTTGATTAAATAAAGCATTAGGATTTCTCAAATAAATTGCTACAAAACCATTATAACGCCATACTGGAACGTTACTTTGTATTGATGTTGCTTCTAAAAAATTTATTTCTGTAGAACTCATATATTTATTATATATAAAGTTTTTGTTCTATAATTGTATTAAACACTTATTTCATTGTGTTAAAATTTAATATTATAAATATGTATTTTGTATTAATAATATTAAACATGTATTATTTATTATGTAGATGTAGGTTCAGTATAATTACTTAAAAAATCATTTTTAGTAACATTATTAACAAGTGAAACAAAATTTGCGTTTCCATATGTTACTATTGTATCAGTTGTTTCTTGAGGAATTCCTAATGCGAATTGAGCATTTCCCGCTGAAGTACCATAACCAAATCTTGCATAATCTGCTTGATAAGTTTTCCAACCAGGAGCTGCACCACCAGATTGATAATAACTGGGGGCAACAATACTATAAGTATTTATATTAGTAACATCTCCACCTAAATTTATTTGTACTAATAGAACACGTGTTTGATTATTCGCTATAGAACTGGGTACTATTGTATATTCATATATTGGAACATCATCATAATCGTAAAATATCACTGATGTATTATTATACATATCTAAACTTTTTCCATTATTATCATTTATATGTATAACTATACTTTGTATATCTTTCCAAGAAACAATTGTGTTACAATTAACACTATAACTATTATTTTGTGTAACTTGTTCACTATCGCTACCCCACTCACCCCATGTATTATTAGTCATAACACCACCATCTGTAGCTATATTTACATCATTGGACCATACTTGAAATTCAATAATACGATATCCATAACCACTTGAAGAAGAATTTTTAAAAGAAATTCTTTTTATAAATACTTCACGCATTTCTGGTTGTACTATAACATTTTGAACAAGAACAATATTAACTTGTTGTTCATTTCCATAAAAATTAACTTTATAACCACTGATTAAACCAAGATTATTATTTTCTTTTACATAAATGGTTTGTAAATTATTAGTAAAATTAAAAGTATTGGGACCAATATATTCTATATTTGAAGGTATTGTGAAAGATGTTATCGAAGTATGGGTAAAAGCATAATCACCTAAGTATTTTGTTTTATCTGGTAAAATTATTGATGTTAAATTTGACATATTCGAAAAAGCATTATTTTCTATTTTTTCCAATTGTGAATTTTCTTCAAAAGTTAAAGAAGTTATATTATCTACATCATAAAAAGCACTTTCTTTTATTGTAACGACAGTAGATGGTATTACAAATGAAGTTAAAATTGTACTAGGAGGACATCTAATTAAAATAGTTTTATTTTTGTTGAATAAAATACCACTAATATCACTATAATAATTATTGGTTTCATTTACATGAATGGTTTTTAATGGTAATATATATCCAAAAGCATTTGTTCCAATTTCAATTATATTTGGTGTGATTGTTATATCTTCTAATTTAGTTGCTCGAAAAGCATTTTCTTTTATTTTAGTTAAACTATTTGGAAGTGTTACATTTGTTAAATTTGTATTAAAAAAAGCATTATTATCTATAATATCTAATTGAGATGAAGAAAAATTTTCTTCAAAAATAATGTTACTTAATGGTGTATTCATAAATGAATTTATTCCTATTTGTTCGACAAATGAAGAAAGTGTAACATTTGTTAAATTTTGTGCATTTGAAAAAGCTGATTCTCCAATTTTTGTAATAGTTGGTCCAATAGTTATAGTAGTTAAATTATTTTTGTTAATAATATTTGAGTATGAACTTTCAGTTATTGTACCTGTAATCGTTATATTTGATGAATTAAATGTATTTACAGTAGAAAAAAAGTCACTTGTAGGTGTTGTTACAATTAAATTAAATTTATCAATAAAATTTGTTGCTCCTAAAAACATATCAGTAAAATCTGTTATGTTGGTAACATTAAACAAACGAATATCAAAATCAAATAATGCAGCATTATAAAACATACTATTCATATTTGTAACTGAACTTGTATTCCAAGATGCTATATTTTGATTGAAAGAAATCGCATTATAAAACATACTATTCATATTTGTAACAGAACTTGTATTCCAAGATGCTATATTTTGATTAAATGAAGTAGCATTTTTAAATAATCTTTCCATATTTGTAACATTTGAGACATTCCAATTAGTAATATTAGAATTAAATGTTGTTTTATTTTCAAATAAACCTGATATGTCTGTAATATTTTCAATATTCCATTTATTAATATTACCATAATAGATATTTGCATATGATTCATTTGAAATCCATTCATTAATAGCATTAGTTAAATCATTATTATTTGCGAAAACTATTGAAAAAAAACTTTGATTTGGTGTATTTCCAACATTATATAAGTTTTTGAAAGCAGTCGCATTTTCAAACATATTTGTAAAATTAGTTACATTATCTGTAATCCAATTTCTTATTTCAGTGTTAAAGATAGGATTATTTTTAAACATATTATTTAATAAAGTAACATTTGATATATTCCATAAACGAATATTAGGATTATATGATATGTCTTCGAACATAGATGACATATTTGTAACATTGGATACATTCCAGCCACTTATATCTTGATTAAATAAAGATGCTCCTGAAAACAATGATGACATATTTGTTACATTTGATACATTCCAGCCACTTATATCTTGATTAAATGAAGATGCTCCTGAGAATAGTGAAGACATATTTGTAACATTAGATACATTCCAACCAGTTATATCTTGATTAAATGAAGATGCTCCTGAAAACAATGATGACATATTTGTAACATTGGAAACATTCCATGTGCTTATATCTTGATTAAACGAAGTTGCGCCTGAGAATAGTGAAGACATATTTGTAACATTAGATACATTCCAGCCATTTATATCTTGATTAAATGAAGATGCTCCTGAAAACAATGATGACATATTTG